AACTGCCGCATTCCGCAAACTTGCGACTCACAGCCCTCTCTTTTACCCTGAACACAATTACGCAGTTTAGAACAAGCGCAAGTTCGTCGAGGCTAAGCCTGCTAATGGTGTCGTTCATTTTGCAACGGGTTCGATCTTGGTGGCAGTTGGCTCATGAAACCAGCAGCCCAGCGACTTGCGCTTGTCATCAAGAACATGAAACTTAACGCCGCCAGATAAAATCGCATAGCTGCCAATTCGGCTTTTTACGGTTTCCATGACTTCAGGCTCGCCAAGAGAGGAGGTCATCACAAAATCGCCAGGCTGAAACGGTTGTGGCTTTTCCATGGTTAGTTTCGTTCAATTGGTTTGCGTTCAAAACCGATAGCCCAAGGATTTCCGCCCTCAACAATTTTCACCGGGATTCCAAGAAGAAATGCTTGAAAGGTGTTTGGTTCGGGACTGCGGGTTAGTGCAGGGTTTGAATCCGTAACAAACTGCCTTTCCCATACACCAGCAAGCGCTTTGATTCCAAGAATAATTTTTGTGATCTGAATGTCCATGCCTTTGCAAAGCCGAACTTCATCCATTACTGCATCTAGTACATTGAACTCACCCATGGCGCATCTGTAATTTTTAAAGAGATAGGTTAAGTGGATTTGCGCTTCACGGCGGCAAAGTGGCTTTGCCAGAGTGTCATCTCTTCTTCCGTAATTTCCTTTTTTGCGTAGGCAAGCCTCTCCCCAGAACTACCTACCAAAAGCGAGATGTTTTCCCGCGTAAGCAGTGCATTCTTTTGTCTTAGTTGTGTGTTTTCTTGCCCAAGATACTCAATACAATCCAGTAATTCTTGGTGCCCGAGATCTGTCACCGGTCGCCCATGCCAAGTCGAAACTTTTGCGGAAAGCGATTGATCATTTGTTGATTCGTTCATGGCGCTCAAAACGAATGGTCCATGGATTTTGACTGGTAGAAATTTTTATCGGAAGGCCGTAGACAAATTGAGCCTCACCCTGCCATAACACCAGGTCTCTGCGGGCGAGTGAATGAAGAACTTCAACCCCTATCTCAATTCCAGTGATCTTAAGCTGCAGTTTCTTGCAAAACCCAATCTCTTCTTTGAGCATTGACAGGAGGTCGAAGTCTTCATCCATGATGTCACTTCAGTCGAGTGGACTCAGAAATGTGTAATCAGCCCGTGATGTTCTTCAACGGAATCTCACTGTGGCACCCTTCAGGAATCCACTGCAAACCACTCCATTGACAGTTGCGGCACTCGGTCCCCTGGCTGTAAACGGAGTGTAAAAATAGTCGCCCTCCGAGCAAGAGAAAGCATCTGCAAACCCGACTGGGTGAATAACAATGTCTGTAAATCCTTGTGATGACAGAACCTGTATGGCTCGATCGGGCTGAGAACAGCCACCAAGCGTAATAGACAATGCAGTCAAAAAGGGAATAAAAAGCAAGGTAGTGCGATTCATGGTGATTGACGGTTGTTCATTTTTTGATAGGCTACAGCGAGCAGCTCATTAACAGACATTGAATCTGCATTTCTGAACAGCTTCATGCCCTCCTCAAATCGGATGGCCTGAATAGGCCCATGCCCAGAGATGCTGATTTCAATGCTTTCTCGAACAGGCATGTGGCGAGGGAACCGATCTCCATAGGCAGTAATTTCAGTGTTATCCGTGTTGATAGAAAAACTTACGGGGTAGTAACCTGGAACGAGAAACATGTGCCCTGAAGCCGGAAAGCTAACAGCAAGTTTTTCTCCATCCGCAAGCAAGAAGCCCTGCGAGTCGTTCGAGCAGATGACAGCCATCAGCCCTGAAGCATCAGGATTTCGGTCTGGTCGCGTTGCAGAAGCTCAGCAAGATCAGCCTTGGCTTTGGCAAGCAAGAATTCAAGACGCTTGATTTCAAGCAGGCGATCCTTGATCACCTTTTTCGCCCCCTGAGCTTCATCGGCTTCAAGTTCAGACATCGCTTGCTGCAGGAGTGCATTGCTTTCCTCGGGAAGTTGGAGATCGGTGAACGTGGTCTTAAGTGCAATCATTGGCTGTTGGTCGGTGACGGCTTTGTACCGCCGTATTGCGAGTGTAAGCGATTTTCACTGATCTGTCAACAGGTGGCGGTCCCCTGACCGTCAGGTTATGTCGAGTGCGGCCAAGCTTGACCACCTACTAGCCCGCCCCTACTGTTTCTGCATCCTGCGCCTACCCGCCATGGCACTCTGGATCAACAACAGGCTCCCCACCCAAGACGACGCAGACTTGCAGGGAATGATCCTATGGGGCAAGCACGATGGTTTTCTTATGAATTGGAGGGGTGTAAGATCTGGTGAGTATTGGGCTCACTCCTCTGCCTGGAAAAAGCCTGCTACTCTGGCAAGCGAACAGCAAGAGTGCCTTCAGTGAGCAGCCGTCCAATTCTTGAAGATGTCGCAATCGAGTTCTTTTGCCCGAATCTCTGCGAACAAGCTTGTGAAGCCTGTCTTGAAAAAAGCCGTGCAGTCGCCAAAAGGTTTGGCACCGAGGCACGACTGAACAATTTTGTTTTTACAGGCCAATGGCTTGATCGCCTGGCAACTCCACCAACCCACTAACCAGCAATGTTTCTTTTTGCCGAAACCTGCCTCCCTTGCATTTCCGTTTTTGACGGCGATGGAGTCCAAATCAAAAACTGCTTTGAGATTGATACCGAAACTGGTATTGGCACTGCTTTCTTGGATGGCAAGCCAATGGAAAACAAGTTGGAGGACTTTACTATTTTGGAGTTTGAAAACGGGCAAGTGTCTCGTTGCAGGTGTCAGTGGAGGAGGCCTATTGAGGTGCGTTCGGCATCTGGTTGCAAGATTTCTTCGCCACTTGACATGCTTGTTGTTTCTCGCTTTGAGAACCTTAAGAATCGTATCAATCGGAAGGTCGAGTCTGCCGACATAATGCAGGCCCATCGCTTTCGCAGAATTCAGGATCGCTTGGAGTGCATGGCTGGCGATTTGAAAATCGCACTTTACGAGCTACAGACCTTTACGGTCTTGCGGCCAGACTCATACGAGATCCTATGAAGACAGCTGGAGTGCTGTTGAAAGCGGTTTTTTGCATTAACCTGTCCCAGTCCCTCGGAGTACCTGCCTTGGAGCAGACACCGGAAGAGATTCTTGAAGATCTCAAAAAACAAAGACAAGGTAAAACAGCAGCAACTGTTACCGCTGGCTGGCTTTCTATCGTCTCAATTATTTGCTTGGGTGCTGGCGTTGTAGCTGGCAACAAACTTGCAGCAATTGCATCTTTGTGCTGGCTCAGCAGTAGCGTGATGACAAGCATTGCAGCCAAAGAAACCCAGGAGCGGGAGGAGATTGAAAGGCGAATTGAATTTGTCAGCAGAGCTTCAGCGATGAAGCAAGCTGTTGAGGAGGCCAGCAAGTCAGCGAAAGCTGAAGTTATGGCGTCCCTAGCAAATCGCCCCAAGTTTCGCAGTCAGATCGGCCTGAACTGAAATGGAACCCCTGTCTCTTTCAACCTCGCAACAGTTTGAGCTTGAAAGGATGGGGAGGGTCATCGAAGGAACTTCTGATGTTGCGGCACCTCAGAGTCTGTGCAAGCAGCTTCTGCAGGCATGGATGAGCCAGAAAGCTGCAACAGCATGGATAATGCGGCAGCAGCTCTCTGCGCCACCAAGCGTTCAAAACCTAAACCTTAGCCATGGCCGATTATTGGATAACAATCCAGATTGATCCTCAGCGCACGCGAGACATTCGCGTAAACGCAGATCACTACATGGAATTCATCAGGGGCACTAGCGGCAAACGCTACAAGGTGATTGCTGTCCGCCCCTGCGATAAAGACCCACATCAACAAATTACTTAAAATGCAAGCTTTTAGGATTGAGCCAATTCAGCAGCGCCCCTTTATTGTCGTTGCTGAAGAAAATCAAGATCTATCACGGATTGTTCATCAACCACTGTGTCTCCCACCCGTTAACTTCACGATTGAAGAAGTCTCGGCAAAAGAGATTGATGACAACGACAAAATCATTTTGCTCAGTGAGGACTTATCGGTAAAACAGATTACCAAAAGTCGTGCTCTTGACATTCTTGTTCCCGGCTCTCAGTCTGACTCTGACTACCTTGAAGGTTGCGTGAGTGGTCTTATTGAGGCAATGGAAGAAATTGGTATGGCACCACCAGCCTTCATCCAGCTCAACAACCAGCTTGAGGCGCTGAGGCTGCTGAATAGCCTGTCCGATTCGCTGAAGATTGTCGATTACAACAATCTGAAGGACATGATCGAGAATGGCAGGATCTACAGCATGAGAATGGGAGGGATTGAGTTCCGCTGGGGGCCGCCACAGGCCCAGCAAGGCCGGGTCCTCCCGATGGAACGCCACCAGGCCGCCTGAACGCCTCCAGCCCGCCTGGGGTCGCCTCGGGGCTCAAACACTGCCTCGGCGTTGCCGGGGTTTCTTGCTGCCGCGCTTTCCACCTAAACCATGTCAAAGATCTGTCCGCGAAGGTTCTCTGATGAGCAGATCTATCAGATCCTTGCCGAGCCATATAACAACTCTGAAATGGCACGCAGGATTGGCACGACAAGGCAGATGGTCCAACAGATCAGGGTCGGTCAATCATATTCAGACTTCTTTCCAGAGATTGAGAGGGCTTCCAAGAGAGGTAACAAAAGTTGCTCAAAGTGTAAGCACAGAAAAGCTCGCGTAACCGAGACCCATCCGAACCCGTGCTCTTTTGATTTTCCTGAGCCGCTTGAGTTTGGAGTCTTCTATGCTAATCAGTGCAACCTGTTTATTCAAGAGGGGAACGGCTAAACTGTGCCACTGATTTATTGAGAAGTGCCAGCAAGGACAAAGGCGAACGCTTACGCAGACCGTGCATCCATCAGGGGCCTGGGCCTGCTGTCAGACCCCTCCCTGCTGCAGAAGCTGAGAAAGAAGTCGAACAGCGCTTTTGACGTACATGCGGCAGAAGCTCGCATGGTTAACGATCTACTTCCGTATCAGAGAGATTTTGTATGTGACTTTGACCACAAGTACGTTGGTTTTTGCGGAGGCTATGGGTGTGTCGCTGGTGAGACGATCATCAATGGCACACCCATAAAAGAGCTAACTAAGCAGCCAGTTCGTGTTCAGACCCTTGCTGGTCCAGCATGGGCGACTCCGGCCTACAAGAAAGGAGTTGCTCCACTTTTTCGGGTTCGGACTTCATCAGGACAACAAGTTCTGGTAACCAAAGCCCACCGTTTTCTGACGCCGTTTGGCTGGCAGGAATTAAGCCGCCTGAAGCCAGGATCTCTGATTGCTGTACGTGATACTGCCTGTGAAGATCGGCAATTATCCAGCGCTCTTGGGATGACACCCGATCAGCCATGGTCAGAAAGCTCTAGGACTTCCCACTATAACTGGTCACGCGTGGAAGAGGTGGAGTATGTTCGTACAGACGACTTCTATGACCTACACGTTCCAGTTTGGAACCATTACGAAGCCCACGGCATTCTGCACCACAACTCTGGTAAAACGCACTCCCTGGTAATTAAGCAGTTGCTGCTTTGTTTCAGGTCCCAAGGCTTCACCCACCTCTTCCTTGAGCCAACTATACCACTGATTGACGACGTTGCACTTCCTAAATGGAACGAGCTTCTTGAGAGGTATGGTGTCCCCTACACTTTCAGGGTTTCACCTAGACCTGTGTATAAGCTTTTGCTTCCAGGCGGTGAAACTCCAGTTCTGTTGCGCTCAATGGAGAACTTTGAGCGCCTGATTGGTGTAAACGCAGCTTCTATTGCTTCTGACGAGACAGATACGACAAGGCAAGAGCTTGCAGAGAAAGCAATGATTAAACTGCAAGGTCGCGTTCGTGTTGGCAACTGTCCTCAGATTGTTGCCGGTTCTACGCCAGAGGGCTATGGCTGGATGTACACCTTTTTTGAAGAACAAAAAGCCGACAATAAAAAGCTGTATCGAGGGAGGTCAGAGGATAACCCATATCTTGATCCCGGTTTTGTTGAAGATCTCAAAACCAAGTATCATCCGCAGCTTATCAAGGCATATCTTAATGGCGAATTTGTCAACCTTGAATCTGCAACGGTCTTTTACGAATTC